AAGATTCCTCAGGACTGTACCTTCGATCAAGGAAAGTTTACTGGACAAACTAAGGATTGAGAGGTCTATTACAGTGTTGACTTATCATCAGCTACTGATAGATTCCCTATATCACTTATTTGCTCAGTACTACTTGGACATTTACCTAAAGACTATGTTAAGGCTTGACGATACATGATGAGTGGTTACTCCTTTTGGTTTAAACACAAAGGTTTGACTTCTAAAGTCAAATACAGAGTGGGTAATCCAATGGGAGCCTACTCTTCATGAGCGTCATTTGCTTTAGCTCATCATTATTTATTATATTACCTCTGTAGAAAGAATAATATTGATTGAAAAACATCAAAATATTTTCTCTTAGGAGATGATATAATAATTGGTGATAAAGTCTTAGGTGAATCCTATTTAGAGATTATCAAAGGTTTAGGTATTGATGTGTCGTCTCAAAAGACTCACATCTCTACCACTACCTTTGAATTTGCTAAAAGGTGATTCCACAATCAAGAAGAGATCACACCCTTTCCTTACTCTTCACTTAAGAATAGTGGTAAGAAGTATTATCTTCTTACTGCTCTTCTTATGCAAGAAGAAAAGAAAGGATGAGTGTTCGAATCTGGTTGTAGTGCCATGGTGTCATCATATTTTGGAAGGTTTCTTAACATGCCTTCTCGTTTCAGAGATAGTATGTTAGAGAAATCCTTTATCACTGAACAGGTTATGAGAATAACCTGAGGACTTCAACCTGCTAGCGATGGTGTTAATGCCATTGTTAGGAAGTTGAAATTCTTAAAGATACCAACACTGAATGACTACTCAGCAATGAGTGTGTTAGTCAATGTTGTTATTCAATTATTCAGTGAGACCGATCCCACATCATCAAAGAAAGCAACTGGTAAACCCTTAGGTTTACTAGCTGAGTCTTTAGTGATGCAGATAACGGGCCAAGATATGATAAACATGTCATTATTAGAAAACCCTATATTGCATTCATATGGATCAATCGAACAGGTCTATCTTGATCTAATCAAGAAAGCCCATGAGATTGATACTATAGGTAAAGGTGAATGACCTCTTTTATTGAGATCTTTTACCATACCGTTATCTGATTCTGTCTTTGTAGACAGAAGAGAGACAACTGAATCAATTGCGAATTCCAAAATTGCCAAGATCATGAAAAATGATCTTGCGTTATGGAACGAGAATCCAGGTTTCTTCGCCTAGACTCTTAGG